CTACTGCATTTAATTCTATTACATCATGCACATACACATTACCTTGATCGTCACGCATTGTGACAGCAAACACACTGGCATCTCTACCATGTAGGCCAGTTGCTGGATCCCATGCTCCTGCCATTCTTCTTATGTTAGGTGCAGTGCTTTTTTCACCTAAACGCACCACAGGCAAATATCCGCCAAACGGTTGTGCCAAATGATGCACAGTAATGTCATCTTTGTAGAATTGTATTTTGTCTAGTTCAATAAGTGGCTCATATGTTTTACTTGGTATGAGCATGTACTGTGATTTAAAATCACCTTCTGTGGTTGATGCTCTTTCACGCTCTAACCACTCCCAAGTAAACTGTCCGTCTGGATGATTAGGCCATGCTAATTCTTCTGTTTCTGCATTATAAACAGGTATTTTGTGTATATGATAACCAATGTTTACAAGATGATCGTAGAGTGATTCACTGCTGTGCGGCGTACCACATAGCAAAATATTTGGCGCCATTTTTGAAAATTCACTTACACGCTCTTTAATTCTTTCTCTGCTGTCTTTGGTAATACTGTTGTCACTTACTTCTAAGTCATCACCAATGATTAAATCCGCATGCATACCTGTGTAGGATGCACCTAAACTTGTTACAGCAACACTTGGATTCAAACTGATTACATCTCTATCAACTGTAAAGTTTTGCACCTGCCATTGTGTTAAATCTTGTTTCAAATGCTGTGTTAGTGGATTGCTTTCAATAACAGTTCTAATCATCAATGAGTTACGCAGTGCAACATTTCTTTTTGCAGAAACAATGATGCAACTGAAGTTTGGATTCATAAGCAATCGCCACACCACATACAAACACACAAGGTGACTTTTACCTGCATGTCTAAAAACTTGTATTATGCGTCTTGGATTTGATTGTGTTTGTTCAAACCAATCACACATAGCAATGTGTAGGTCAGGTGTTGAGCGTCCGTCTAAAATGTTTTGTGCATCAACAAATTGACGAAATGGAATATAGTCCATTTACTAATCCTCTTGTTTTTTTAACTCTATTATTTCTGCTTGATGTTTAAGTTGTTCTTCAATTCTTGATTTGGCTTTGGCTAATAGATCTTCTGCTTGTTTTTTTTCTGCCATTTGATTAGCACCTTGTGGATGTACTGCACCACTGGCGTGTTGTGCTAGTGCTTTAAGCAAACCCAAATGTGCCTTTCTTGCATTAACTGTAAATGTTGTTTTTTTGATATAATGCGGATCATCTAAACTTGGCCAAGCCGCATCTGAAAATAATTCATGTGCATGAATAACTTCACTTTCAAAATAATTTTCTGCTAGGTCTTTTAGTATTTCTGTAAACTTTTCATCAACTCTGTTTTTATCTGTCATTTCATTTCCTTTAACTAGGCGGAGTAGTAATAGGTAGAGTACGCAATACTACTCCGCGCATACATAGGAGTAATTGAGAATGGCGTTCAACAATTACTGATAAGTATTTATGACAATTGAAAACGAGGTAAAATAAATGAACTTAAATGAATATGTTATGGTATTACCCATAGCTAATGCACGAATTTGCAAAGAACTAATCAATCAATACAACACAGATAACCTACATCAAGCCACAAGTGCTACAGCAACAGGCGATAAAGTGGTTGCTGATCATAGATTATGCGACACTGTTAAGATAGATGACCAGCGAGTAGATAACATTGTGTGGGAAGCACATGATGAATACAGACGCAAACATCCTTTAATGTATTGCAAAACACAAACAGAAAGTCAGTTTTTACGCTACGGGCCTGGTGGTAAATTTGAGGAGCATGTAGATACTTACAGCAGTGCGCCAAGAACTATGAGTGTATCTATTATTCTAAATGATGATTACACTGGTGGGGAGTTTATGTTTTTTAACAAAGAACTTGTGATTAAACCTGTGGTTGGTGATGTAATAATGTTTCCATCAAATTTTATGTTTCCACACGGCGTGATGCCTGTGAAATTTGGCACAAGATTTGCTGTGGTTAATTGGCTTAATTAATCTGCAAAATCAACTTGGTCAAGTGCTTGTTGCCAACATTCACTTAAATCAATTGTGTTAGGATTAACTGTTTCTTTGAATATTTCAGCATCCATTTGTTCTGTAACTTCATCAAAATCATCCCATTTTTCACGAATAATTTCACAATACCTACGCACAATTATTTGTTTTAATTCTTGATTTAATTGTTCAATTTCTTGTTCATACATAATTTTTTTATACTTGATATGCAATGTGTTGTAAATTATATTTGTGGCGCTTGTAAGGTGCTTAAAATTGGATTAAAGCACCATTTATATGCCGCCTTAGCTCATTTGGTAGAGCAGTTGATTTGTAATCATCAGGTAGCCAGTTCGATCCCGGCAGGCGGCACCACTCAAAAATGTTTACACATTTCATACACGGTCACAAAATACATCATAAAAACCCAACAGAATCAACAATTATATGCTAAACAGGTACATTTGTAACAAAGGCTTTCATCCAAAAAACCCAATAAAATCAACAAAAACCCAAGTAAATCAATCATTGTTCTTGCACACAAATACTATAGAATGTACACAGTTTTTACACGGTCATGAAAACACACAAATTAAGAGATGGCGCAATAACATTGCACATGAGAGATGACAGTACCAAATGGCAACTGTACATCAACATCAAGGGTGAACGCCCTATTAGACAAAGCACTGGCACAAGCAATTTAGATGATGCCAAACAGTTTGCTACTAATCTATATGATGAATGTCGCTACAAACAAAAACAAGGCATTGCAATTCGCACCTATGGTTTTACTGCTGTGGCAGACATGTATGTCAAAGAATTAGAAGGCAACAAAGACAACAGCATTACTGCCTATCGCAAGTACAGAAGTAACAGCGGCCACATTGAACGATATTTAAAGCCTTTTTTCAAAGACAAAAGCATCAACGAATTTCAAATCAAACACATCACGGACTACAAAAAATGGCGCAAAACCAACTATCTCAAAACCAAGCCAAGTGACAACACTATTAGGCTTGAACTAAATGCGTTGGCACAAGTATTCAAAACTGCTGTGCATAATGGCATGTGTCTGCAATCAGAAATACCCACTATTTCTGCCCCCACTGCACACAATCGTAGGCCAGATTTTAAAAAAGATGAAATATCCACAATCAAAGACAAACTACAAGAATATATAGATTTGGCGCCTGATAATCGCATATTGGCACAGCGTATGGATTTGCGTGACTATGTTTTACTACAACTACATATAGGTTGTAGAAATGAAGAACTACTAAATCTAGGCACCAAGCATTTAGAAAAATTCAATGTTGCTGGCCAACACTGTTATATTGCTACATTGGATGGTAAGACCAATAAACGCCGTGTGTTTGTAGATGCTTTTGCAACAGACATAATCAACAAGCGTGTAAAAAGATACAACAACACACTAGAAAATAGACTGTGGCATGTGGTTGATTTTAGCAACATATTTGGCAATTGGATAAGATGGAGTGGTCTTGAATACAACAGCAACAATGAAAAGCGTACCATGTACAGTTTGCGTCATACCTATGCTACACAAAAAATTATTTCAACCAAAGGTGACTGGGGTGCTGTTGCACTGCAAATGGGTACATCAATTGAAATGTTACAAAAACACTATTCACATGTACTCATAGAAAATCAAGCACATGTGTTAGATAACAAGCCTGCGTTAGAAACAACTTTTAATAAATTGTTTGATGTTAAGTAATTTCTCTAATTGAAAATTCTGTAGTATTAAACATTTTATTAAATTTATTAGCCATGTTTTCTGCACTACCTTTTTGTGCAAAACAAGTGCGTTGATATTTTGCTTCAATGTTAAATTCTTGTTGTGTTTTTGTTACTATTGGTTTGTTATTATACACCACTAGCCACATGCTTTTAGGCATTAGTACAGAATATTTTAATCCAAACTCATTTATTGGAGATTCTAAAACTACTACCAGATTTGGTTTTGCCATAGTTCAATACCTTCTATTAAAATAATAATTGCAAGTTCTATAACCAGTAATGAATGATAAAAGGTCCATAGTACTGTAGGTTTTTTTGTGGATGCTTCTTTTAATTTTTTATTAGCATCAACTATTTCTTCATAGATTGTGTTTTTCATTTTGTATCCTTTATTGAAAATAATTTTGATACATCGCCATTGAATGCATATGTACCCATGTGGGCAAGTTGAATACGCGGATCCAACCAAATTTTAATATCTAAATTTTGTGCTAATCTTGAAAAGTAATAGTCTTCTGACAAATAACGGCGACTGTTTTTTACAAAACCTAAAACACCCTCACCTTCAATGCCAGTGTCAAAAAATGCATAACAATTTTTTTCAACATTTTTATCTATGCCTTTTATATCATTATCATATTTTAGATTTGGATATGCTTTGATCATGCGTTCAAACACACTGCGTTTAATCAACATAAATCCAGTTGCACCATCTTGTAGTTCAACTAGGCCATTTTTCATATCCATGGTTTGTGATTTAAAATTAATTGCATAATTGTTGCTGTGTCTTTCAATTGTTTTAGGATCAGTTTCACCACGCTGTACTGCTTGTACAACACTTTGCCAATTGAAACCTTTTTTAGGATATGCACCAGTTACTATATCCACATCATCACGCAAACTATCCCATAGCATTTTGACTATGTATTCACCACGAAATCCAATATCTGCATCTATAAACAACAAATGAGTTGCAGTGGGTTGTGATAAAAACATTGCTACAAGAATATTTCTAGCACGAGTAATTAGACTTTCGTTTGTGATTGTTGATGTATTAACTTGAATGCCAACACTGCCTAGCACTTTTAAAGCATCCATCATGCTTTGATAGTATGCATGATAGTATAATCCACCGTATGCTGGTGTGCATATTTGCACCACAGGTTTTGTTTTGTGCAATTCTTCTAAATTCATTTCAACAGGTTTGTTTAGTTCTTGTTGAAAATTTTCATATTCTTCTTGCTTGTTCATGCAAATATTTATCACGCTAAATAGTAGTAGTTTATGAAAGGTAAAATATTATGGCTAAAATTACATATTACACATCTGCAAAACAATTAGACGACTCTTGCAAGTCAGGGTTCGCTGGCAGAATAACTACATTTGAAACTTGCGGAATAGACAAAACACAAACAGAAAACAAACAACCAATTGAAGCAACCACAATTGATTTACCAACCTCAGACATACGATTAGCAGAAATGGTTGCTGTGCAATCTGCATTGGAACATGCAATAAGTTTGGGAGCATCATCTGGCACAAGATTAAGTGTGTGGTGTGATAATGAAAGTTGCGTAAGTGCAATACACAATGACATGGCAGAAAGAGAAGACAACTTTGACGGTGTTACTGATGAAGTGGTACAAACAATTCGTATGCATTTAAAAAGATTAGGTCGCAAAAAAGGATGGCCTATTGTGCAGGTGCGTACCAATACCAATTCAATTTCAAAAGAAATAGCACAAGCAGTTGGAGAAGATGAACAGGAAAACAAACCTGTTATGGAAGATCCTTTGACTATTGTTGCTAAATTAAGAGAAGCACAAAAACAAAAAGTTTAATTAGTGGTCATGTACTTGGCAGGATATGTATAACCTGGTACCTTGTTATACACCTGCCAATCACCTTGCAACATTGCAATATATCCATTTGATTGCAGGCCAAATTTAAAAAAATTAGGTTTATAATTATCTAGTAGTTCTGCAGTTTCAACCCAACTGTCAACTAGCACACTGTCAATACCATAAAACTTCAATTGGTTTTGACAAGATTCAATGCTTGTTCCTTGAAAATTTTGTTTATGAATACACGCTAGTACAGATACATCGGGTATCATTTCTCTTAATTTTTTTAATAAAAAAGGCATTGTTGTCCAATGATTGATGCCTATTACCATCATGCCATTTTTGTGAAACATGTAACTTTTTATATTGTTGTAGGTGTTTGCAACATATCCTTTGTTGGTATAAAGTTTTAAACGCAATGTTGGCAAAAAACTTTTTGAATGTTGTCGTATTGAATAAGATGGTCGTTTTATTTCTTCTATTGACTGTCCGTTAATAACAATTGGATACATTAAATTATTGACTGTAATAATAAAACAACAATGCTTATTAACACGCCAACCATGGTTGAAAATGTCCACCACAATGTTTTTTTAACACCAGTAATGTCATCTTGTATATGTTTGAGATGATTGTTTGCTAGAATATCTAATTTAACATCTAGTTTTGCTACTTGGACTTCTACACTAGTTAATCTGTCTTGTTGTTTTTCTTGTGTTTGTGTGTTCATAGTTTATCTCTAATGCAAGTCTACCCAACTTCCGTTTGCATAACCTTTGAACTTGTTAGTTGTGGTGTTGTAATACATCATACCATTTGTGCCTGTTGGGTCTGATGAAAGATTTTGTAAAACAAATCCTGTATTACATTCAATATTGTCTGCAATAGTAAGTTTGTCTGTTGAGGCACCAAATGCTGGTGTTGTGCCTCTGTTGGTTGTTCCAATAACCACTTTACCACCACCTGCTGTGTTTGAATGATCTTCTGAGGCTCTTAGTTCTACTATGGCTGTTTGGGCGAATGTGCCATCACCGCCTGAAACTTCATCCCAACCTGCTCCAAAAAATGAAAATATAACATCATCATTGTTCAAAAAGTCTTTGTTGCCTGCACCATCATCTCTGCTTCGTGCTGACCAAATGTTGGGATAACCAAAGTTGGCTTTGTGAGCAAACATTGAAAGTGCTGGGCTACTATTAAATGCTTCTATACCAATACCAGTGCCATATACAGGACCAAAACTTGCACCTGCACCTGTTAAGTCTAAATAATCACCCTGTGACCCGTTGTGTATAATAAATCCGTTGCTGCCATACATTTCTGCTCCATTTGCATCAACTCTTAACTCACCGGTGCCATTGGTTTTTAATAGTAAATTATCGTTTGCTGTTGCAGACTCAATGGTTACTGTGTTTGAAGCATAATCAAACTTGAGTTTTTCTTGCATAAAGTCTGCATTGGTGCTTCTAAATGTTGCCGCATTGTAGTGAGTTGAAAAATCTGTGATACCATTTTTAAACACACCCATTCTGATACCGTGATTGCTGTCACCAGTAAAACTTGAATCCAATCCGCCTGAGGCATCACCTAATACACCAACCACATTACCAAGATAAGCATATGTGGATGAACCCGCACCGTTACCACTATCAGCATAGCCAGCCAATCCAAATGAACCTGCTGGGTTGCCTCCTACCAATCCTGTAGCACCAGCATGTGATTGCACTTCTAATGAATAACTTTTTATGTCTGTGCCATCTCTGCCTGCCACAATGATGTTGCCGTATCCATTGGCTTGCACATTGATACCACCGTTGTTATCAACCTTAACATTTTTTAGATTAAGTTGTCCAGTTCCATTTGGTGTTATGCTGATGTTTTGATTAACACCATCTGGTATTACAATACTACCTGAGTTGGTGCCATCGTTGGTGTCCAGTGTTAAATCACCTGTGCCATTGGTTGTGATTCTTGTGTTTATATTGGTTTGTCCAAGTGTAAGCACATTGGATTGTATTCGTGTGTCATTGCCACTGAATGGTGCAAGTGTGATATTGTTATCTATTTGAATACTACTGCCTTGTGTTGATATAATGTCATTGCCATTGACATCCAAATCCCCGCCAAGTTGAGGTGTTGTATCTTCAACTAGATTACTCATTGAACCTGTGCCTGCTGTTGTCCATGCCAACTGTGCTACGCCACCTGCTATGGTGTTGATTTTAAGCACTTGATCTACACCACCTAAACCATTTTTGGGCCATACATAACTGTCTAAATCTATTTGTCCATCACCGTGTGGTGTAATATAAATGTCACCATCTGTGCCATCTTCTATTTTGATTTGACTTGAGTTTGCCGCCGCAGTTGTGGTTGAACCATTGGTTCTTAATAGTAAATCACCAGTGCCATTGGTTGATATTTCTGCGTTGGTGTTGTCTGCTCCAACTAATACTGCACCTGTGCCGTTTGGTTGGATTTTGATATCTGCGTTGCTTAATGAAAATATATTGTTGCCATTAACATCTAATCCCCCACCAAGTTGTGGAGATGTGTCCTCTACGATGTTTAATAAACCTGTTGCTGTGTTGGTGATTGTTAGTGTGTTTAAACTATCATCATATGCTAATGAAATGCCAGTGCCTGCTATCAACAGATCATTTACTCTGTCATCAACACGTTCATTTGTGAAATATAAATCTGTTCCTTCAGTGATATCATTGGTTGTTTTGGTTGCTAGTCTTGTGTCAAAACGAGTGTCTGTGTAGTATAGACGTGTGCCTTCTGAAACTTCACTTGTGGTTAGTGTTACACTTGGTCCTGTTTGTCCATTGACATTTGTAATCACTGTGCTTGGTTGAAATATATTTGATGAACTGTTGTATGCTAATACTTGTCCGTCAGCAACACCTGATGTGGTAACATCTGAAAGTGCATCAATACTGGTTTGTCCTATTTTGGTTGTAAATCTAGCATCTGTAAAATAAAGGTTTGTTGATCCTTCTGGTAAATCATCTGTGTCAATAGCCGCATCTCTGTAACCAATGTAAAAATCTGAACTGTTGTTTTGTGTTGAAATACTACCTGCTGTGATTAAAGAAGTTTGTCCTAGGCTGTCTGTTCTAACTAGATCTGTGCTGGTCCAAGTTTGTTTGCTAGTTAAAACTTCATATGTAACACTTGTGCCTGTGCCACCTGTGACTGCTAAAACAACATAACCATAATCTTCAGATTGCCCTGCCATAGAGATTTTATCACCAACTGCCGCACTTGGATATGTAAATGATGCTCCACTGTTTGCCCACACAATGCTTTTTCTATACTGTGTTACCAGTTGTTTGTTCCAACCAATACCGCCTGCTCCAGTGTTAAAATCTGGTGCAAAATATAACTGTCCTAGTTTAAGTGTTGAATCACTGTTTCTATTCAGTTGAATACCTGCCGTGTCAGCATCTGCTGAGTTTGTTAAAAATATTTGATTTGCAGTGTCACCATCTTCAAGTTTAAGTTGAAGTTGTCCTACTACTTTTGGATCTAAACCATCAATGTGAATACCATCTGATGAAACAACATTTAGTTTGCCTGCACTGCCACCTTTGTATGCATCTATCACAATGTCTGAGTTTGGTGATTGTATCAGTTTACCTGTGTATGTTCTTGCACCAACTGTGATTGATGAGTTGTCTGTTGAAAAACTTACTTTGTCATCAAGCACCACATATTCATTTACTCCGCCACCTGCTGTAAGTGTGACATTGGCATTGCCTGTGATTGCCAAATCATTGTTCAAATAACCTCGTAGTGTTTGTGTTGTAACACCATTTGCACCTGTGGCTTGTATACTACTTAATACAAGACTGCCACCACTGTATGTTAATGTTCCTTGAATAATAACATTAGTAAATGTTGCACTTGCTGGGGTGCCAAAACCTAAAATAGTGTCATCAATATAACCACCTCGTATAGTAACATCATCAGCATAAAAAACTGATAATGGGTTTGCATCTGTGCCAATCTTTACACCATCTTCTAACTGTCCTCCTGAGGCATTAATGTTACCTGTGTTTACTATGTTAAAAGTTGCGTTTGCTGGTGTTGTTGCTCCAATGGTTGTTCCATCAATAGTGCCGCCATTTATATCAACATTTGATGATGTTAAACTAGTAGCATTTATAGTTGTTCCATCTATTGTGCCACCATTTATATCAACATTTGATGATATAAAGTTTGTAACTGTGCCTGTTGTAATGGTTGCATTAGTAAGTGTTCCTGTTGTAGCAGTAACGCTTTTAATGTTGAAATCTGTTTCTGTGTTGGTAAAATCTTCAACTATATCTATTGCACCACTGCCATCAAATGCAAAAAACTTGTTTGCTCTATTTGTGATACTTGGTAATGTTGTAGATATTCCTGAACCCACTTCATCTGGTGGAAACTTGATGGTTAGTTTGTCAGCACTGTTTTGTGTGTCTTGCACTGCCATAATCATTTCATCAAACTGTCCGTTTAATGCTTTGGCTGTGAGTGCACCACCTGCCTGAAAATCTGTTGTTCTTTGTAGTGTAACATCTCTGATGATAACCACAGTGGCACCATTTGCTGGTGCTGAGTTGAATATAACTGTGCCTGATTTGTTGGCGTCATCACCCAAGTTCAATCTCACTGTGTAGTCTGTGGTAATGGTTTTTAGTGTTCCATCTACATAAACTTGTATGTCTGTGTTGTTTCTTAGTGTTGTATTGTATGTTCCTGTGGTGATTGAAATGGTTGTGTTGGTAACTTGTGTTGAGGCACTGGCGTTTAGTGTAAGTTGTGTGGCTGAATCTACTGACAGGATAGTAGTAGTTAAGTCAGTTGAACTAGCACCTGCTCCTGTTACTGTGATTGCTTTGCCTTGTAAATCTGATGTGTAAAATAATCCTGCTGTATCCACTGTAAGCACAGCTGAACTCAAACTCATATCTGCTGTTGCGTCTGTGATTGTGCCTGTGGTGTCTGTTGCTGGCACCACAAAGTTAAAGGCAAAGTTTGTGGTTGAGCCATTTGCTGTAAATGTTACTGAAGGTGTTTGTGATGTTACTGCCATAATATGTTAAGTCCTTGTGTAGTATTTATTGTCATAAACTGTTACTCTCCTAAAATAACCCTTTTTATTGGATTATTCATTTCTCCACCAATCCTGTTGTCTTTGGCTATTTTTTTCAATCTTCTTTGACTTCTTCTGTAGCCCACTGGGTCTGTTCTTTGTTTGATGTAATCATGTATCAACATTCTTTTGAACATCTGTAAATACCATATGTTTTGCCCTGGCACAAAGTTTAATAATCCTTTGGTTGTATCATCAGCATTTTTAACCCAATCATCCCAACTCAATGAAGCATTACCAATGCTGTCAGTAGCATTCATTATTTCTGAAAGCAATGGACCCATGAGTGCTGTGGCTTTTTCTCTTGAAGCAAAATAACCTGCGGGTTCATCTGTTAGTTGTGAAAGAAGTTGTGCTCCTCCAAACTCTAGGGTTAAATCTGATATCAAACCTAATGCACCACTTTGTTCTGCGGCTCTAATCCACAAGTTAGCATCATCTAATCTTCTTGGTTGATTACCAGCAAGTATTTCTTTTAGTTGTGTTACTGCCATGCCCATTAACACCATTTCTGTAGTTAGTATTGTTATATTAGTAGCCAACTCTGTTTTTGATTGTGTTTTTAACATTCTACCAAGAACTTTTCTTGTGTATGATATTGGGTGTGCTTTAAACTGTGTAACTGTTTTGAATATTTGTGTGTGATAATCTTTTGGATCAGCAAAAAAAGAACTAACAGCAACGTCATAATCACCTGGTGTCATAATCATTGTGTCAACAGCATCATTGAAAGCCGCTGAAACTTTTTGTCTAAGACTTGCTCTACCATAACTCATTTCAAAATCCATTTCGTCTATTTGAAATATATCAACTCTACCATTTTTATCTAATGGTTGTTTTTTTGTTAGTGTAGCCCAGTCATCTTGTTTTATGCCAAACTTTTCTAACTGCTGTCTAAATGGTTTGCCTAGGCTTTCCCAAGCAACACGATTTTTGATTTGGTTGCCAAGTTCTTTACCATATATGCCCAGTGCCATTGCTTTTCTACCTTCTGTCCACCAGTTTAATCCACTATATTTGAAAACTTTTTCTGCAAATGAGGCACCCATTTCTTCTGCCTGTCCTGATATACCTGAGCCAATAACACCAAATCTACTGTTCATATGTGACAAATATGTGTCAACACCTTCTAACATATACTCAGCATATTTCTTATAATCTTGTGGTGCTCCCTTGTATCCATATTGAAATATTGATCCAATCAATCTTGTGCCACTTAATCCAAACAAATGTTTGCCTGAAAATATCATTGCTGGTATATCCATTAGTGCTGTGATAGTTGCTCCACCTAGTTTGGTTGATGCTATATAACCTCTAGCACTAGTTAGCCAACTTGCAAATGAGTTGTGTTCAAGATTTTCTGGTTCAGCAAAGTTTTTTAAATATGAAAATGCCGCTCTTGCTTCAGCACTTGTGCCAAGTTCTTTTTTAACTTGTGATTCAAGTTCTCTTAATGCTCTTTTGTAGTCAGCACCCAAAAACTGTATAAGTGCATCTTCTCTTGACATTTCTTCAAACTGTAATAACATTTGTCTGCGTAAATCCATATCACCATATTTTTCTGATATGTCAGCAAGTTTTTTACCATCTTTAAAAGCAAAAGTTCCTCTTCTACCTTCAATATTAATCCACTGTTCATCTGCTCTTATGTTTTGATAATCTGCGTCACCTTGATCTCTCCATCTACCAAGTGGGTCACTCATATTGTCATATAGTTTTTGTGCTTCAACTCTTCTTCTTGCAATATCACCATGCACATCTGGATCTAATGCTTGTGCTATTTCATCAATAAACTCTTCTTTGTTGGCATTTTTTATTTTTCTATGACTCCATTTTGGACGCAGTCTAAAATCTTGTAGCAGTGTTGTTACACCATTTGCTCTGCGTTGTTCAACTACTTTAAACTGTGTATCAAAAAACTCTTTGGCTACACGATATGCTGTAGTATTTTTGGTTACACTGTTAGCATTGTTTGGGTTTTTGAAAAACTCATTGTATTCTGTCATTACATCAGCATAGTTTTCTCTTTTGCTCAAATAATCTATTGGATCTTCATCATCTAACACACGTCTTACTCTTGATAAAAAATCACCCAATGTGTTTTTTAATCTTGTTTTTTTGATTTGTTCAAATGGTAATGTTCTTGTTTCATTGGTGTTGAATACCATGCCAACAAATCTTTTGAGTATGCCTTTTTTATTTGTTGGATCTAAATCTTGTGTTATTCTCGCAAGTTCATCTAATCTTTCTATAGTTGCTTCATCTGATGAAAGCACTTTTAATAAATCTGCTGTGGCTTGTTTTTGTGATCTTGCAGTTTTTTCTTCAAGTCTTTTGAATACTGCTAGTTGTCCATCTTCTGGCGTAGTAAATGTTTTACCTTCTTGTGCCAGTTCATCACGTATCTTATTAATCTCTCTTTCAAGATCTTGTTGTTTTAATCCACGTCCTTGTAGTTTCTTTCTATAATCTAAAAAACATTGCTGTGACATTATAATGTTCCTGCCCCTCTTCTACACAAAACATATTCTTGTCTTGCTTGTAAATCTCGTTGTCTAAAATCATTTGCTTGTTTAAAATCTTCTAATCTTTTTCTTATTTTTTCTCCACCACCAAACACATCTGCTTTAAGTTCTGCTACATCTATTCCTAGTTCTTTTGCTACTTTTTGTTTTACATCTGCTGGAATATCATCTAAACCAGTTTCTAATAAATCAATCAAGTTGTTGTCATTGTCAACTATGTAACCAGCACGATATAATGTTCTTGTTGATAACACTGTGTCTGCTGTTATGGCTCTTAATGCTGTTTCTGGTTTTGAATAGTTGTCTTTAAACTCTTTGTTTTTGCCACCCACTGCCGCATCTGCTTGGTTTGTGTTTTTGTAATGCACTTTGTTTTCCAACAGTTTTTCTGTTTTATCTGTTTTAATATCATCTACTTGTCTTTCATTTGGTGCATTTTCAGTTGCTTGTGTTCTTTTGGTTTGTTGATTTCTTTGATGTGCTTTGATGATGTTTTCTGCTTCTTTGGGTTTTTTCTTAGCACCTCTTTTGCCATTCTTTTTTACATTATACACAACACCAGTAACATCACCATTTTCATCAACTTCTATTTCATATTGTTTGCCTTCAACTTCAATGGGTCTGTTGGTAATCAATGGATCTAAATCAAGTTCTGCTTTTACTTCTGGCACAAGTTCTTGTATGGTTTGTTGTGCTGTTTGTATTTCTGAAGCAGTGGTTGATAAGTTCAATCCTTCATTTGATTTGATAACAATGTTTTCATAGTTGTCTAATCTTGTTGACAGTGCTGGTAAAACTTTTAGTATATCAGCATTTGAACCTGAAACAGTAACACTACCATCTTTGTTGTTGGTAACTTTTACTGTGCCATCATCTGCTACTCTGCCTGTAGTGCTGACATTTACATTGTCAATAACATTAAAGTCTGTGTTGTCTATTCTTGATATGATTGATTGTCCACTTTGTCCTGTTTGATATTTTACAGTTGCTTTTGTTTCATTTGAATATTCTGCTTTTTTTATGGTTGGGTTTTCATCTGGTGTAACACCTTTCATTCTACCTGTCTTGCCAGCGTTCCATAATCTGCCTAACACATTACCACCTAATGGAAATGCCGCACCTATTGCCGCCGCAAATCCCAAGTTCAATGCCGCATCAGCAACACCAAGTTCTTCGCCTCTTTCTCTTTGTGTTGAATAAGCAACACCTTGCAGTGCTCCTTCTGCCACAAAGTTAGCCGCACCTGCCAATGCCATCTTGCCCAACAAACCTGACTTTACATATAAACTTGCTGGCGCCGCCACAAGATTGATTGGATCTAACATAGCACCACCAAACAATCCTAAACCTCTAGCAAACATGCCACCACCGCCTCCACGTTCTACCAGTTTCTCATAGTTGGCGGCTTCATTTCTTTCAAAGTAAATGTTTCTTGCTACTTCAAGTGTTAAGTCTGGTTCCCATTCAATGTCTTCTTGCCAATATGGATGACTTTCATTCCAATCATCTCGTTGAATATTATCTAATGGATTCATACCGCGTCTTGCTTTCAAACCCACATCTGAAAGCAGTGCAATACTTGTAAAATCTAAACCTTCTTTAAAACCAGCACTGGCTTGTTCCCAAAAGCCTGCTTTGGGCACATACATATTTTGTGGATCAACATCAACCAAACGTTCTCTGTTTGGATTGAGATACACATCTTTGTTTATTTTTTCTGCCATTGTGTGTCCTTAAAACTGAATGTAGTCAACACCATTATATGTTTGAACTACATCATCATACACTTGTTGTCTTGTGTCTACAACATTAGCATCTTCAAGTTCTCTAACATAATCATACAATGCCATTATTGGTGACATTCTAGTTGGAGCATCACCTATTGTTGTTCTGTTCATGTTGTCTTTCCAGTTTAACAATACTTCTGAAGCAATAGCATCATTTTCTAATGCTGAAAATGATTCTATTTGTGCCAGCATTTGGATTATGCTTTCTGTAATCTTACCACTTTTTACATACATTGAAACAGCATTTAAAACATCTTGTTCAGCACCATCTGATGTCAGTGTGCCTGCATCTGGATCTATTGGAGCATTTTCTAGTTTCTTATATTCAAATAATAAATCTTCTGCTTGTTGTGATACTGTGTATGGTGTTGGTTCTTGCACTTGTTCTTGTTCAAGTGTTTCTCTCATTTCAACAAGTTCTTCACCCATTACATTGCCATCACCATCTTTGTCAAATCTTTCAATGTTTGATTGCATTTGATTAATCATAGCACCTGGTGTTTGTGATTCCACAAACTGTTGATATGCTTGTTCTTCTTCTAGTGCTTTGTTTATTTTTGTTTGTATCTTTTGATCCACTTTGTCTTGATATGTGGTTGTTTGATTTGTTTGAACTGTTTGTGTGTCTATAGCAGTTTCTGTTGTAGCAGTTATTTCACCTTGTTCTGTTATTTGTGGTGTAACAACATCAACTTCTTCTTGCACATCTACTTCTTGTGCTACAGTTGTATCATATTCCCAAATGTCAACAACATCAACAGTTTCTGTGTTTTCTGGTATGTCAGCCAATAGTTTTATGCTGTTGCTATACATCAGTTCGCCTGGTCCTGATGGACGCTTTTGTGCGAATGTAGTATAGCCCATGGTGTTGGCTGGATTTACAAGTTTGATTTTACCACCATCAAGTGTGATTGCATAGTTATCAAATGTGTTGTCATCTAAATCTTTTTTGAAATCATTTATGTCAAACAATGACCCAGTAACAATACCATACTTTTGTGGGTTAGCAATAAAGTTATCAATCTCTGATGTCAATGCTTCACCACTCACAGTAACTGGCAACATCATCTTTAGTCCTCTGTGTTCAAATGTTTGAAATGCATTGTTGGCTTGTTTGATTATTTCTGTTGTTGCCATTTTGCTATTACCAGTGGCGTTGTATGCTTGTAAAAACATTCCTTCATATGCTTGAATAATGTCTGGTGCCATATCTCCCATACTTTGATAGTATTCTCCAAACTCATCCTCAAATGCTGATTGAAACTCTGTGAATGCACCATCTTCTGATGTAAATGTTTTGTCTTTGATTTTGATTTGTTCCATATTTTTAGAATAATCTTGCAGTGCGTTAAACATTTGGTTAGCATAGTTTGGATTGACATTGGATGTAATAGCAACGGTTGAATGCCCTGTTCCTGTTAGTCCAGCATCTGCTATAAACTTTTCAAAGTGTTTGCCATATTTGTCTGCTAATCCACCTTCACCATATATGGCTGTAAAGTCACCTGAAGAAAATATTTGAGCATCTTGTTCTACTTGTGCTTTTGGTGCCACCATATGATCATCTGGACTCATACCATATTTGTTTGTGATTGTAGTGTGATAAGCATCAATACCTTGTTCTGTTGTAGTATCATATTCAATACCTGCCATATCTAATAATACACTTGGATTACCACTTTGCATTGCTTCAACTTGTTGTTCATATATACTACCAATGCCTTCAATCTTTGCTTGTATAACACCAATCTCTATTCTATCTTCTGCTGTTTTGTTTTCTTTTTTAACAAGTGTGTTTAGTTCTTTGTTTAAATCTACTAGTGATGTTTTGTTTTCAATGTTTGAGTTTGTTTTTGCTCCAATAACATCTGGATATATTTCCATATTCAAATCATATTCAAGCAGTTTGCTGTCTATTTGTGCATCAGTGAAACCTAATCGTTTCATTTCTTCTTCATCTGGACGTGGATAGTTTGGATCTATACCACTTTTAAATAGTGCCATTGATTGATTGAAATCATTAGTCCAATCATTTCTTTCAACAACCATTTCAACTTTTTCATTTTTAAGTTGTGCTTCAAACTGTTTGGCAAGTGTTTTGTAACCACCTGGTCCTGATGCTTCTAGTTCTTCTACAACATCGCCATCAAAGTATGTTTCATTGATGTCTTGCATCACTGACTTGTATACATCACCACCTGCTTCTAAGTCTTTGATAAATGCTTCTTTGTCTTCAGCTTTGTTGTAAGCACTTTCTAATGCTCCAACTTGGATTGATGTTTTGAGTTGTTCTTTGTATGCTACTGCTGTTGATGGTGATAGTGTGCCTAAACCTTCATCAATGGCTGCCACTATATCACCAAACTGTTCTTCTAGTGCTTGATTGTTTTCATAACCAAAGTCTCTAATCAACGCTGGCAATGTTTCTAATGCTGTGTCAACTCTGTTGGCAATGGTGGCTTTGATTTCATTTACTTCAAGATTTCTTTGATTGGCAAACACCTGTTCGCCATATCTAAATGCTATTGAATCAAAGTATCCACCCAAATCACCTTGAAGGTGTGCTGGCAATGTTTGAAAGTAGTTGTTTCTTATTTCTTCTTTTCTTTCGTTATATGTGTTTACTCTTTCATTGATTGGAATCTTACTCAGTGGATCATTTATTTCTGTTGCAAGTGTTGTAAGTTCTTGCTCTGCTTTGGTTTTCATACCAGCCACATAAGCCGCATTGGCACCTTTGTTGAATGCTTCACTTCTTAGTGTGTAGCCTTCTTGTTCTAAAAAACCTCTGCCTTCTTCAAGTGCTTTTTGCTGTTCAATCTTACCTTGCTTGAAGCCTTCATCTATGGCTTTGGCATCTAGAACTTTGTTTGCCGCACCTACCAGTTTCTGTGCTATATCAATAGAATAATCTGGTGTGGCTGGACGAACTACTGAACCACTTGGTGTTGCTCTGCTTTCATATGTTGGTATCTTTGCCATAACTGTCCTTTAATATTTCTTTTTTGAAGACATTTTCTTACCTGTCTTCTTAGCATACGCTTTGGCTTTTTTCTTACCAGCCTTTGTATAACTAAACTTCTTTTTTCCTACCATTGGCATTGTTTGTGCCCTCCTCTTTTGTTAATCGTTTATATTCTTCAAATAGTTTGGTTATTTCATACCAATGAATATCTTTGGCTTTGATTTTCTTGGATTCCCATAACCATGTCATAAAGTCAATCATTATCCCCTCATTCCCCATGATATACCAAAGTCTAACAAGTTGCCCACAGCACGTTGTCTGCCTGATTGTCTATATAAGTCTGCTTCCATATATTTACTGCCCATGTTAGCCAGTGTGTCAAATCTGTCTGCGTAATCTTCATAAGCAAACTCTTTGGCTGTTTGCTCAAATACATCTGTTGGTGTTCCTTCTAAGCCAACACCACTTGCTGAATACAATGCTCGCTGTGCCCCAACTGTTTTTCTTAATCTTCTTTTTCTTTCAACTGCTCTTTCTGCCAGTGCGGCTCCTGCCTGTTCTGCTTGATATGTTGACAGTGCCGCTTGTTGTTCACCCTGTTGAATATTTTGATAAGCAGAATACACAGTGCCTGCCGCCGCTATGTATGGTGCGGCTGTGGTTAGTGCTGTGCCTATTGATGCAAATGCTGGAACTAAAAAACTCATTGATTACTTTCCTTGCCTTTTAAATATTTATGTGCCAAACTTAACCTCTGTTGTCACACCCAAAACTGTGCATTGTAATGGTGTTGATACTGTTAGTTCTACTGTTGGGTCTGTTGAAACACCACCAATGAATAGTTTTTTTGTGCCTGTAAATGGTGATATTGGTGAGTCTAAACTTTGTCCTGTAAATCTAAAACTAATATCTGTGCCATCAATAGTTAATGCTTGTGTGTTATTGACGTTTACCAATGATGAAACTTTGGTTATTTGCTCACCTCTGTATGGTTGTCCATTTAGTTGAACTGGTAAAGTGAGTGTTGTGAGTTTTGATGTGTAGTTGTAGCCAATGTTCACTGCTGAATAGTTGTCATCAAGTGTGATATTACCACCTGTGGCAAATGAACTTACTGTTTTGTCTGCATGAACTATACCATCTGCTTCAATATTCACTGTTTGATTAGCAAACACTGTTAATCCTGTGATGGATGCGTCTGCTGGTGTGTTGTCTACTGGCACATAACCATCTAAATAGATGGTATTTTCAGTTAATCTTTCTAAATGATAACAAGTTATGTCTGTGCCATCATCTTTTTTTCGTGTTCTTTCAACTAGTGCGTATAATCTTTGTGTTTCTGGGTCTGTATCACCATCATTCACTGCTACAACCTTCTTAAACTTGCCATTTGTAGTAAATCTACTCCAACCTGCCACTTGTTTTTCAACATTGATACCAAAAACTGCTAGTTCTCCATTGTTGTTTACTATGAAAACATAGTTTTGATTGGTGTTTTTGTGTGCTCTAACAAACGCAATATCCTGTGGATTGTTCAAAACATCGTGACTTACAATGGTATAGTTCTTTGCATAGTAACCATCTGAGTTAAAATCAAACACAAAGCCTCTAAGTTCTCTACCATTTGCTGAAATAAACATAACTTCGTTGTCAACTGTGGTTGGATTAGCACCATTGTTTTGTATTCCATATTTGGTTTGTAGTCTAATATTAACATTGGTTGGTGTAACTGGGTTACCAGTCATTTCAAACTCACCATC